GAATGCGCAGAATATAACTGTGGCTTTTTTGTGGGAGGTGCGCCAGTCATCTATCAAACGGATCATTTCTTAACCTCCTTCTTGCACGCCCAATAATCATTAACATCACTGCTTGGAAGTCCGATGCATTGTGATTTGTCGATAGATCTTGATTTATATTCGTTTAATTCATTAATTGTATGATAAACACCCAGTGCATAACCGGAGATTGGCAGCACAATAACAAAGATAAACCACATAATATATGCTTTCATATTAACCCCACAAAATACCAAATTAAAGAATAAACAACCCCAGCGGATACCATTAATAGGAAGTATTTAAGGTATTTTGGCACAATGCGCCTCATAATCAGCAATGAATTGTTCGCGGGATAGTGGGGTTTGCCAGTCAGATGACAGTGCAAGTCTTAAGGGGATTTTTGAATTGGCACACAAAAAATGTGTATCCCACCCTCCATCGAATAGCTTGTATAGAACAGGCGTTTTCTCATATGACGCTAACAATCCGTCGTTATCCTGTGCAATAAACTGACAATCATCAGACAAATCACCCGGCGTTACTCCTGCTTCAATTAGGATTTGGGATAGGTTCATTTTTTATTCCCTATTTTTTTAAATAAATTAATTACATCAAAAAATATGTTATACGAAATGTAAAAAACAACCCATAACACGCCAATTGCTGCAAGGGCTCCAAAAAAATACATGGCGACCACATCTTGTATTGTGTATACAAACATTATTTATTCTCCTTTGCCATTTCAGCGGCGATTGCGGCGCGTGGTGTTGATTCATATTGTCCGACTGATTCATTAGAAACAAAATAAACACAATAACGATCTCTAGTTAGCAGCTTGAATACGGTATATTCATTCTTTATTAGCCAATCCAGCATCTCGCTATCGGTTGGCGTGTGTCGCTCATTGTGATTAATCTCCAAATGTTTTTTGATAAAGCCATCGATATAACCATGCGTCCTTATTTGCCCGCTCAGTGTATCGATAGTCAAGCAAGGGTTTTATATCCTTGCTTATCCTAGAGTATTGGTAAAGGCGCTTCCATCGCGCCTTGTATGACAACATATCAACGCCCCAAGAAACTTTTGATAATTTCGGCTTGCTTTGCCTTTGCTGCTTCCCGTGCTGCGGTCCATGCTGCTTCCCGTGCTGCGGTCCATGCTGTGGTCCATGCTGCGTCCCGTGCTGCGGTCCATGCTGCGTCCCGTGCTGCGTCCCGTACTACGGTCCATGCTGCGTTCCGTGCTACGGTCCATGCTGCGTTCCGTGCTACGTCCCGTGCTTCGGTCCATGCTGCGTCCCGTGCTGCGTCCCGTGCTGCTTCCCGTGCTACGGCAAGCTCTTCCTCTGTCGCCTCACCATTCGCAAAGCGCTCTGCAACATCAAGTGCATTTAAACTGCTCGGGTCAGTTATTAAATACTGAACTTCACGCACAAATTTAACCGCCATTAAACGAGCTACTTTGTCACATTTTTGTGTCGTTGCACATAGCGCCCACAAGCAGTCATCTACTCCGTTTGATTCAAGAATATCAAGAATATTGATTTCTTCTTTGTGAGCAAATCGGATATAGCTACAACTATCGTTGTATTTTTCTGTAAATGGTAAGTTTTGCAGCGAGCGGACAACTTTGTTATATCCTTCGTAGCAAGCGCCAGCTTTGCGTAATTGTTTTAGCGTGGTGGTTAAAATAAATCGTTCTTGTTTTGCTGGGATGATTGCTTCGATTTGGCTAATCATTTTGAAACTCCGTTACGTTGCGTTGTTTGATTTGATGTAGTGAGTATAGATAAGTGTATAAAATTATGCAAGCACTGTCTTTGCATTTAGTTGTTATAATGATAAAAATTATCCGAGGTTGACAGAATGAACTTAATGATGACGATAAATAGCGCTGTGTCAGCAGCTCGCCAAGCGTTTGCTGGCGGCATGTCACTAGACAGTAAGCGGCCTGATGCATGGTGTACATATGGCTACCCTACGGAGATCAGTTTCGAGGAGTTCAAGACAGCATATGAGCGAACGGGGGCGGGGCATGGTGCGGTAGAGCGTATCTTAGGCAAATGCTGGGAGAAAGTGCCACGCATTAAACTTGATGACGGTAAGGATGATGAATCCACATGGGAAAAACAGGTAGGTGTATTTTTCCAAGAAAAGAAAACGAATGTATGGAATAAAATTATTGAGCTGGATCGCCGTGGTCTGGTAGGTTCTTACTCGGCTATCATTTATCAAGTAGCGGATAACAAGCGATGGGATCAACCGCTTGAAACCGCACAGCGTCTAGTAAAGCTTATCCCTTGCTGGGAAAATGAGATTAAGGCCAGCGCTTGGGATATGGATATAAGTTCAGAGCGTTACGGCGAGCCTACCATGTGGAGCTATACAGAAAATAGGCCATTCGCTCAGGATAAGCAGCCAGTAACACAGGTACAAATCCATTGGACACGCGTTCAAGAGATGCGGACTGTTCCACTATTAAAGGCTGGCTTCAATCACATTATTGATATGTGTAAAGTTTCTGGTGGTAGTGGCGAGTCATTCTTAAAGAATTCAGCACGCACGGTTTCTGTTGAGTTTGATAAGGATGTAGATCCGACAGTAAAGGGAGTAGATGGAGCAGAGCCAGTTAGCCTAAAGGACGCTCTAAATAAGCAGATCCAAGCGCTTAATACCAATCAAGATGCGGCCATTGTTCTGCAGGGTGCAAAGGTAACGACACTACAAACGACCATTGCAGATCCTACTGGGCCTTGGGCTGTGCCTGCTAATGAATTTGCTGCGTCTGTTCAGTTGCCATTTACCGTTCTATTCGGTCAGCAGACAGGCCGACTAGCATCTGATCAAGATAAGACTGATACTGCAAACCGTTGTGGATCACGCCGTTTAAATGAATGCGAGCCTATGCTAACTGAGTTTATTCGTCGCATGCAGGCAGCAACCCTGCTACCGGCTGGCGAGTTCAAGATTGAATGGTCTGATTTACTTGAGCCAAGCGACAAAGATCGGCTAGAGAAGACCAAGATCATGGCCGATACAAACAAAGTGACGTTTGAATCAGGTGCAGAGCCGGTGTATACGCAAGAAGAAATGCGACTGATGGCGGATTATGATCCGATGGTGATAGAGAGGCCGGTAGTGGATGTTCCTACGGATACGCCGCCTAAAGATAAGCCAGTGATGTAAAAAAAGCCCCGTTATGGGGCTTTTTTGTTAATCTTCTAATCGATAGCCGTATGGATTTAACCTTAGATTAAGAATTCCAAGCAATTCATTTTTTCTATTTGCTAATGCCAATCCATCTGTATTTACTGCCATAACCTTTGCCGCACCTGCATATTGGCTGGTTTGTTCTTAAACTGCGCTTCCATAAATTCTTAGGCAATGGCTCTTTTACATTTCTATTGCTTGTTTTTGTGGTTATGTAGTACGTCATCACTTAGCCTCAACAAGAATTAAATCAGCATGGTCATGCTTGGTAAGCTTACTTAGCATCGTGCATGCTTCATGATGATTTAATGGCGAAGATGTCATCACGGTTACTTTTTTAGTTTTTACGTTAACGCAATGTATGTGGAATAATTTTTCATACATTTCTAACCCCGTTAAGTTGTTTGGTATGTCTGCATTATTAACTAACGTATAAAACTATGCAAGTGTTTTGTCGTATAATGTGCATATATTTTGGAGAAATCATGAAAAACCCAATCATTCCACGTAGTAAGACAGATCCAGTAGGTGCGAATCGCATCTTAACCAAGGCGTTAAAAGAGATCGATGCACGTTATAAAGGTGCAGAGACAGAAATCATAGCGGCGTTTAAAGCCGTGCCGGTGTATGCCATAAACGAGGCAGAAGTGGCCTATGGCCTATCTGCGATTGATCGTATGGCGCTGTCCGAAACAACGCAGCGCATTCTTGATAAGTGGCTAGTAGATGGTAAATCACCCGATGATTTTTTCTATGCAACTTTCAATGAGCAGGCAGTACAGACGTCAACGGCTATCGCATACACGAACATAGCCACCGTTAGCGCTACATACGCTGCTGCTGAGTCGCTTTCTAGGATTGTTAATAGCCAACCGTACCAAAACGCTATTGCGACAGCGCAATTCAAGAGTTATGAGCACTGGGTTGGTCTTGCCGCTCAGACTAAAGCGGATTTGATGCAGATCATTACTCAATCGGTTGCCGATGGAAATAACCCTAAGAGCGTGGTTACTGAGATTAGCGATAGGCTTGAGGTGAGTAGAAGCAAGGCAAGGCAATACGCACAGACCGATATCACGGACACTTTGCGACAGACGACTATAAACGAGGATACGAGGGTAGGGAAGGAATACGGCATTAAGACGGCGCTATTATGGACTTCTGCATTCTTAGCCACTACCCGACCTTGGCACGCTTCTAGGAGTGGGCATGTGTATAGCGCGGAGGAGGTGAAGGCGTTTTATGCTACAAGAGGTAACAAGTATAATTGCCACTGTGGGATAACTACTGTGTTACTAGATGAAAACGGTAAACCCATGTTGACGGATAACCTCAAGAAACGAATGGAAGAAGAGCGTAAACAGTGGGAGGATAATCATGGCGAGTAAATAAAATCCCACATGCAGTGGGCTTTTTATTAGTAGTGCGTCGTCTCTATCCCAGCCTCTAAATCGCCTTGCACTTTATCTGCAATACGATGCAATGCAGTAACTAATCTTTCGTCGGCCTCTGCATTTGCAGCGATTCTGATGATCGATATCTTTGCACATTGCCATGCTTGGTGGGCTTGGTGTGGCGAGATGCAAAGTA